GTACCTGTCTGAATTGGCAAGAGACGGCAAGATTCCATTCACAGGAGAAGGCAGGAGTAAGAGGTTTGACTACCAGGCTGTAGTTGATGCACTTGGGTCGATCAGGGTCAGAGTGGAGCCGGCCGCCAATGCTAAAAATTTAGATCATTTTCCTCCTCTCAAAGAGGGTCAAACCAAAGAGGACTACGAAAGAGAGGTCAGGGCAAAGATTGGCAACGACCCAACCCTTACCGACACCAAAATATTCTTAACCATCTACCAAGGGAAGCTTGCAGAGCAGAAGTTCGACATCGAGGCAAAGAGGCTTGTGTACCGTGATGATGTTGAGCAGATGGCTTTCAGTGTAGTGCGAGTGCTCAGAGACCAGATCCTTGCTATCCCAGAGAGACTTGCCGGAGAGGTTGCCAGCAGCAATGACCCAAGAGAGATAAAAGAGATCATGTATAAAGAGATCAATCAAGTGTTGGACTACTTGAGCAGTGAGAAGGTTTTGTATGAGTGAGAACCCACTCCTCAAGGGAGCCATGAACGCCATCAAGCCAGATCCACGCCAGACTGTCACTGAGTGGGCAAATACCAACCGGATACTCACCACAGAGGCTTCAGCTGAGGCTGGTAAATACAGGACATCGAGAACTCCGTACATGAAAGAGCCAATGGATGCCTGCTCTCCGATGAGTCCGGTCACTCAGGTAAAAATGATGAAGGGTACACAGATTGCAGCATCAACCGCTGCCGATAATATCGCTATGTGTTATATGGATCTTTACCCATGCCCAATACTCTATATTGTACCAACCGAAACGCTTGCAAAAGGAACAAGTCTTCGCCGATTCACTCCTGCCATAAAAGCGATTCCCAGACTCAGAGAGAAAGTCACTGGAGGGAAAACAAAGAACGATGTCGGAACAATGTTCACAAAGCCGGTTGCCGGTGGAGGGCTTACGCTTGGTTGGTCAAACTCGACATCCTCTTTCAGGTCTTTCAGTGCCAGGGTGGTCATTCTGGATGATGTGGACGGTTTTGGAGAGTTTGGTGAAGGTAATGTGATGACACTTGCCAAAGCGAGGGCAGATGCTTTTTCAAACAAGATAATCTTCATTAACTCAACACCGACCATCGAGGGTGATTCAAATATCGAAAAAGAGTTTGAGGACTCTGATCAACGGGAATACTTTATGCCGTGTCCTGACTGCGGAGAGTTAATCAATTTTGTGTGGGAGAATTTCACCTTTGATTCAAAAGACTATGAGCTTCTCAGTGAGGTTACATACTCCTGCAAGCACTGCGGATCTCAAATACAAGAGCACAAGAAAACTTGGATGATGGCGGAAGAAAATGGTGCGAAATGGATACCGCAAAACGATGGCCATATCCATAGAGGATATCTCGTTCCGTCCTATTTGTCTCCGGTCGGGTGGCTCTCATGGGAGTCGATCGTCAGAGAGTTTCTAAAAGCTGCCAAGATAATGAAGCGAGGAGATTCCAGATTGATGCAGACTTGGCAGAACACAAGGAATGCCAGACCATTCAAGCCAAGACTTGACGGGGTGGATATTACAGATCCGTCAAGCAGAGTCGAGAGGTATGGGGCAGATGTTCCCAACGGGGTCTTTGTGCTCACGGCAGGAGTAGATACCCAGGATGATCGGGTTGAGGTGGTCATTCTCGGTCATGGAAAAAATGGAGAGCTTTTCTTTATTGACTACAAAGTAATAGCCGGGGATTTTCAGTACGATGCAGTGAAGAGAGATCTCGACCATTATTTGATAAATACTATTTGGGTCAGAGATGATGGCTTCAAAATGAAAGTAGTTGGGTCAGGGATCGACACAGGAGGACACCGGACGAAAGCAGTTTATGATTATGTGAAGAGAAGACTGGCAAATAAAATATTTGGACTCAAGGGTGCATCCGTGCCTCATCATCCTGTAGTCAACAAGCAGTTGAAAGATTTTAAACTGAGAGATAAAAATCTGGTCATCGTTGGAACAACTACCATCAAGGATGACTTCTATGCCAGACTTGGGGTGACGGAGGTTGGAACAAACTATGTTCACTTTCCAAACAAGGATATTTTTGATAAGAGATTTTTCAATATGCTTACGGCAGAGAAGAGAAATGATAAGGGGCTGTATGTTAAGATCAGGACAAGGAATGAGGCGATAGATGTTACAGTATATGCAATCGCAGTTCTCACAATATTAAATATTGCTGTAGATGACCTTGAGAGTCCAATTCTTCATATTGGGGAACAGAAAAACCAAACAAAGCCAAAAAGAGACAAAGGTATTCAAAGAGACAAGTGGATGGATGAGTATTAATATTAAAAAATATGATATAATACAAAAAAGGACTTTTGATGGCAGTTGAGTTAAAAACTTATGGTGAACAACTACAAGAAGTGCAGGATGCGATCTCGGCGGTCATGTCAGGTCAGAGGTATGAACTTGGTGGCAGGGTGTTGTGGCGACCAGATCTCGAAATGCTAACCAAAAGAGAGACGATGCTCCAAGCCAAGCTCGACACTTATGGAGATGTCATTCCAAACAGAACAGCTCAGACAGGAAGAGCGTATGGAGTAAGTTTTGGGTAAAAGTATAATGCAGAGTTTAACCAACAAGAAGATGAAAAAGGCGTTCTATGAAGGGGGCAAGAAGACAGATGCCAATCGTGACTTCTGGAACGCAAACGCTCCTTATGAGCAAACAGCAACAGTAGACAGGGATACGCTCAGGGCAAGAGCAAGATGGCTCTTTGCAAACAATCCAATCATGGCAAATATTGACGGTGCGATTGTTGACAATGTTATCGGTAAGGGAATGAAGCTCCAGAGCAATATCGGCAAAAGCAAACTTGACAGTGAGATAGAAAGACTCTGGAAGAATTGGGCAACCGATAAAAATCTTTGTGATTCAACAGGAAGAATGAATTTCTACGATATCCAAAAGGTCATTCTGGGTACAAGGATGGTGGATGGAGAGATATTCATCTATAAACGCTTTACAGATGAAGGATTGAAGCTTCAGATGATCGAAGCGGATGCACTCGATGGCGGACAAGATAATGGATTAGAAAAATCACCGGACGGTAAAGTCACTGGATATCGCTTTAAAGTGGCTGATTCTGACGGTACATACAGCTCTAAAACAGTCACAATTCCTTCTGAAAACATCATAAACTATCATAAAACCGAGAGATTTACGCAATATCGTGGCATTTCTGAGTATAAACAAGCGATTATTGACATCAAAAACTTCTCAGGGTATCAATCTGCCACTATTCAAGGTGCCAGAGCAAGAGCAAGCATCGCATATACCGTAAAAGCAGACATAAATCCGGCTGGTGTCGGGGTTACAACCACAGACGATAAGAAACTCCAGGAAATCAATGGATTAATGGTTTATTATCTAAAGGCTGGTGAATCAATCGACAAACAGGCTCCTCAAGGCTCTTCTGACGACTACAAGGGTTTTACAGAGACCACAATCAGGTTAATGGCTACCGCAAGGCGTGTTTCATACGAACTTGCTTTCAAAGACTACTCCAAAGTGAACTTTGCATCAAGCAGGGCATCATTGATTCAAGACAACTACAGATTTGATACAGAGCAAGAGCACTTTATACTTTATGTCCTAAATGATATCTTTTCTGCCTGGATGGAGATTGAAATCATGAGAGGTAATCTAAAGATACCGCTTGCGAAATTTATTGATGACAAGTCGGCATTTATGAAACATAGATGGATACTTCCAAAAAGATCCTGGGTCGATCCATTAAAAGATATGCTATCAATCGAAAAAGAGATCTCCCTCAACCTCACTACCCAAACAGAAGAGGCGATGTCTCAAGGTAAGGATTTTGAAGAGATATTGAAGGTCAAACAGAAGGAAGTAGAACTCCTGAAAGAGTATGATTTGTATGTGGAGCCGGAAGATGGCGAGGGCTCAACTCCAACTCAAGATATCGCAGAAGCGAGACTTTTGATGGATGAATTAGTAGAGAGGATGGAGTTACTTGAAAACAAACAAGTTACTTAATATTAAAAAATATGATATAATTTTACACAAAGGATCAGTATGTTAGAAAAGCGTGATGCTCTACTTGGTGAAGTACACTATCGGAAGGCGAGTTTTGACAGGAGAAAAGATCCCCTTGTTCCTAAAGTCAACACTCACTCTTTTATCTTTGTTTCTGAGGATAATGGGGGTATGCGATACGATTGGTGGAGTGGTGAATCCTATGAAGAGGTTTTAACTATTGAGGGCGGCTCTACCAAGAGTCTAAACACATTCTTTAAGGATCATAATAGATCTGTCGATAGTGCCGTTGGTCGGATTGAGAATGTCAGAGTGGAAGGTGGCACTATCGGAGGCGATGTAGTTTTCGGAACAGGTGAAGATGAGCAGAGTATTTATCGCAAATACGATGAGGGCATCTTGACGGATGTATCCATTGGTTACAGGATCAATAAGTACGAGGTAGAAGAGAAGGAAGCGGAGCCGGACATCGTAACAGTTACCGACTATGATATCTTTGAGGTATCGGCTGTCGGTATTGGTTTTGATGGTGGGGCAAAGATTGATCGTTCTATCGTACTTGACGATGAAGAGGAAATCTTGGCAAGAGTTGAAAAACTTGAGCGAAGATTCGGAATTTCAAATAAGGAGTCGAAATGACACTAAAAGAGAGACTTGCCAAGCTTGAGGCTATGGCAAAGAGAACAGACGAGCAGGAAGCAGAGCTGACAAAAGTTAGAGCTGACTATCAGGCTGAGGTTGCTGAGAGAGCAAGAAAAGAAGCAGAAGATAAAGCAGAGCTTGCAAAAGTGAAGGCTGAAAACACAGAGCTTAAAAGACAGGCAGACATCATGAAGATTGCTGACATCTATGGTGTTGAAACTGAGCTTAGAGAGAAGTTCACATCTGACAAGACAAAGACATCGGATGAGTTCATCAGAGCGATTCTGGACAAAAAAATTGAAGGTACGCCAACAGCAGATGTGCAGGTAGGCGGAACTCCAAACAGAGAGTCTATGATCGAAGAGCTTACACAAGTAGTTGCAAGCAGAATGGGTGTTGATGTTGATCTTGGAAAAAACTCTTTCCGAGCGGCTAAATTCTCTGATATGGCGAGAGCTATTACAGGCAATACCGGAAACTTCGACCTTACTGCAACAGATGTTGCAAACAGAGCGATGACAACTTCCGACTTCCCACTTCTATTGCTTGATGCAGGTAATAGGAAAATCATTGCCGACTTTGATGCTGAAGAGCATACATACAAGCAATGGGTTCAAGAAGAGGATGTTCAGGACTTCAGAGAGAATACTGACATCACAACACAGACAGCAGGCGGAGAGCTTGACAAGGTTCTTGAGAATGGCGAGCTGAAAGAGGTTGAGTTTGGTGAAGGTGCAGAAACATGGTCAATCGACACTTATGGTAACAAGTTCACAATCACTCGTAAGATGATCGTGAACGATGACCTGAACGCATTTACAAATATGCTTGAGGGTGTTACTGAGAGAGCCGGAAACCTTGCGAACAACATGGTTTACAACCTGCTTAGAAAGAAAGGCAACCAGATCGGCTATGTAATGGCAGATGGTAAAGCGATCTTCCATGCAGACCACAATAACATCGACACCACTGTATTTGATGCAGGTGGAGCGGCACTCGAAGCAGGTATCCTTGCGATGAGAAGTCAAATGTTGGCAAACGGTACTACAAGAGCGAATATCGCACCTCAGTATCTTATTATCCCGGCAGAGCTTTTCACTACTGCCAAAATCCTACTTGGATCAATGGCGAGCGTGACTGACGAGAAAAACTCTGGTGTGGTTAATCCATATCAAGGTGCAGTCCAGATCATCGTTGATGGTAACTTGACCGGTACTGAGTGGTACTTGGTAGCGAATCGAAGAACTATCAAAGCAGGCTATCTTGCAGGCACAGGTCGCAGACCGCTTCTCCAGGTTGACAGAAATGCACTTTCAAACACATCGTTTGAGGGCATCTTTGACTTTGGCGTTATGGCACAAGACTATAGAGGTCTTTACCAAGGTAATGTATAAGACTGAGTGAGCCTTTTGGCTCATTCTTAAATAAATTCTAAAGGATAAAAAATGGCAAAAACAGCGATGAAGATTCAAACTGGCGATGTTGTGAATATCGTGGCAGATGCGGATTACAGTGTAGGTGATCCTGTTGATTTTGGAACAAGAGTCGGTATCGCATCGACAGATGTTCTAACAGGCGGTGATGTAGCACTTCAACTTGAAGGTGTGTTTCAATTTGCGGGAACCGGTGCAGACACTATCGCACTTGGAGATAAGCTCTATCTCGATAATGTAGGTGGTGTCTTGGCAACAACAACAGCAACCTCAAACCAGGTTATTGGTTTTGCGGTTACTGAGAAAGCTGGAGCAACAGCAGGTGTGGTAAACATTAAGCTCGGTGAGTAAGATGAAGATTACATTTATCGCAACCACTTTAACAAGAAAAGGGCGATTTGGGAAGGGGGATGTGGTGGACTTTCCAGCTGATGAAGCCAAGGAGTTACAAAGGCTTTCTTCTGTTGAGAGTCCAGCACCCACCATAAAAAAAACGAGAAAATCCAAAGTGAAGAAAGTAGAAAATGAGCCTAAAGACATTTCTTAAAAGTGATCTTGATGTTTTCTTCAATATCGGAGAGTTTGCTCAAGAGGTAGATTATTATCTTGGGTCGATCTCCACAACCGTTGCCGTTCAGTTTTTCGATGAAGAGAGTGATCTAGGTGACTCTATGATGCGAAAAATGGTGTTAAGGTATGATGACCTTCCCAACCTCTCAAAGTCTGGTTATTTCGTGATCGACAGTGAGAAGTATGGTGTTTTGGACTTTGTGCCTGACGAAGAGCGGCTTGTGTGGAATATTATTCTACAAAAAGGTATGAAATGAGTGATTTGATGTACTGTACCGAGTCCGAGATAAAAGAGATCCTTTTGAATCTTGCAAAAGAGACTGATGAGGCTCCTTTTGTCTTTGTGGCGTTCAGGGAACAAAGCAGTCGATCACTACAGAGAATGGTTACTTTTGTAATCCAAACAACAGAGGGCAATGAAGCACTTGTGAACAAGGTGGTCAAATATTCAGCAGATAACGAAATGGTGCTCAGGTTTGTAAAATCAGACATGAACATCCAGAGCGGAAATTTTGCGGTTGACTTTCTTTTCATAGAGGCTACCATCTCTCCACAACTAGCATAAAGGACAAAAAATGGCAGCTAATTCTATTTTTACAGGCGGTGGTAGACTCTACTACAGAAAAGTCAAAGGCGATGGTTCTTACGAGAACCTTATTTATTTCGGAAAGACAGACGGTATTTCATTTTCTACATCAGTAGAGTGGAAAGAACACTTTGATACAGAGGGCTGTACTCCGCTGCTGGATGCCAGGTATCCATCAAAGAAAACAGCAGAGATCAAGTTTGAAACTTCTGAAATCACTCTCGACATGCAAAACAAGGCATTTCTTGGTAACATCATTGAGACAACTCAAACTGTTGCCACAGGAGAAGCAGTTGTCATTGCAGGTACTTTGGTTGAAGAAGGAAACATTGTAGATATCGGATACTTCAACACAACAGTGCTTGTGGTTGACGATGAAACAGATGTCACTACCTATGTAGAGGGAACAGACTATCAGTTTGATGCCAAAAGTGGATACTTGACAATTATCACTTCTGCCAATGGGGGAAGTATCACTACCGGAGACATTCTCCACTTGACAGTTACCGCTCCTGCGATGACCATCAATGTGTCTGCAACCATGAAGAACTCTGCCCTTGTTGGAGAGTTTATTGTTATCACAAGTTCTCAGACCGGTAACAACTTCAAGTATGTGTTCAAAAATATCTCTGTAACACAAGATGGCGACTTTTTGCTCAAGGGTGAAGAGATTGGCACATTGTCATTCTCTGGATCTGCAATGATTCTCGGAACCGACACCGGAAGCCTGAGTGACTACCTCGATATTTACGAGCTTGATTCTACAGCTTGCTGATTCAGCTAATCACGATCCCCTCCTTTGGGGATAATACAAAGGACAAAAAATCAAAAAATTTCCAATAAATAAAATTGTTGTTGATGTTGAAGCACTTGGTGGAGAAATCACACTGACTGAGTTTACACAAGACTATAGGGTTGAGTGTAATAACGATGAGATGTATGACACTCCTACAAATGGGCTTATCAATGCAGGGCTTACTGAAGGACAGGTAGGGATGCTTGGAGAGAAGGTAGCAATAGCTTTATACACAGAAGTGGTAGAGCTTACTTACCCAAATGCTATCAAGCGACTCAAAGAGATGAAAGAGTCAGGCGAGTACAAAGAACCAACCGAGTTTGAAATTAAACAGGCAAAAAAAAACTCCTCTTAGACATCGCAAAACTGATTGCTCACGGTCACTCTGAGGCATACAACTACCCTGTGTCTTTTTTCAATACCTCTGTCGAGCAACTACAAGATGAAGAGCGGCAGCAGATACAAAATATGGCAATCTCCACAAGGGGAGCCAAAGTAGAAGATTTTGACAAGTTTTTGAAATCTTTTGATAAAAAAATTGAGAAAAACACAGAGGTTTCCCATAAGGCGAACATGGCGATGCTTAACAAGAAATTGTGATATAATACTAAAAAATATGAAAAGGTTAGGGCATGACTGATCAAGACATCAGGATAGAGATAAAAGCTGAGAGTGCAAAAGCCTCAGCACAGATCAAAAAACTAACTGGTGATATTAAGAAACTCAATGGTCAAATTACAAAGGGCGGCAAAGGGAATGTAGCCCAAGTAAATCAGATGACGAGAAGCTTTAAGTCGCTTGCTGTCCATGTCGCAAAGCTTGCTACAATCTATGCCTCCTTCCACACACTTATTGGTGCTGTCGTAACTACTGCAAAATTTGAACAAGCGATCAAAAAGCTTGGAGTAGTTTCTGGAGCAACAACAGAAGAGCTTACTCAACTTGAAGAAGTAGCACTGCATCTTGGAGAGACGACTGTTTTCTCAGCATCACAGGTTGCAGAGGGTCTTAATGAGATGGCACTTGGAGGGCTTAAAGCCTCAGAACAAATAGCAGGTATCGAAGATGTCCTAAATCTTGCTGCGGTAGGATTATTGTCTCTTGAAGATGCAACGAATATTACAGTAACGGCAATGAAGTCTTTTGGTTTAGAAGCCAAAGATATGAATGATATCACAGATATTATCGCAAAGGGATCTACAAACTCAGCCACTACAATCACACAGCTGGGTCAGGCTCTTTCTAAGGTCGGTACAGTAGCCAAAGCATACAATGTATCGCTTGAAGAGACTGTGGCGGCTCTGGGAGTGCTTGCGGATGCAGGACGAAGAGGAGCAGAAGCCGGAACACAACTCAAAATTGTAATGTCACGGCTTGCAGGTAATAAAGAAGCAAAAAAATACATTGATGAACTTGGTATCAGCATTTATGATACCACTACTGGAAAAATACTCCCATTTATAGAGCAATTAAAGAATGTTAAGGCAGCTCTTGCAGGTCTCAGTGATTCAGCAAAAGCTATCAAGATGTCTGAAATATTTGGAGAAGAGGGCAAGGCTTCTGCGATTGCACTGATGGAAAACATCACAATGGTCGAAGATAAGTTAGCAGACTTAAAAAAGGCGATGGCTGACGACTTTGCGGCAAAAGCGGCAAAAGAAATGATGGATACGCTTACAGCATCATATAAGAATCTTATGTCTGCACTCGAAGGTCTTGCAATAGAGGTTGGTCAAACACTAATTCCAATACTCAGGGATTTATTGGACGGGTTGACTGACTCTATAAGGGGAATGGATGAAGATAAGGTAAGGTCTTTTGCAG